TGGCGAGCCCGAGCAACGGATGCACCTTGCAGGTAATCTTGGGCAGCCGGGGCTTCTTGCCGACCTGCTGCAGCGGCGGCAACTCAGCGATGGTGTCGTGACTCACCCAGTTCCAACTGCGAGACGTGTCGAAGCTCGACACCGAGCGCGCATCGAGTGGCACGTCACCCAACAGCAAGAGATTAGCCACTGAATGACCCCCTGCTCTGCCGCTTCGCTTCGGCCATCACCGCTTGGTAGAGCGGTCCACCATTGGCGCGGACCCATTGCTCGAGTGTGGCCACAGCGCTTGCACCATCGGTGCCTGCTCCGAGGTGGATGTGCACCTCGAGCGATGGCATTGCATTGGCGCCGGTCGAACCGCCCGCGTCAGTCTGCCCCTTTGCAGGAGCCTGAGGAACAGGCAGCGGTAGCATGCCAGGCAAGCTGGCCATCACCGGCATAGTCGTGAACGCGGCAGGAGCCAGATCCGAGACACGTGGGGCGTTCACCACGGGCATCGTGGTCATTGCTGCAGGCGCGGCCGCTGCGCTCGTGGCAGCCGCAACGCTGGTCATGGCCTTCACCAGCGGCTCAGGCTTCACCGTGTCAGCAATGGTCTCGACCAAACGGATGCGATCGAGGTCGCTGAGCGGGCCGTCCTTTGCGGGGCTGAAGGGCAGCAGGTTGCGCACGCGCTGCACGATTCCCGTCACCGCATCGACCGGCATCTGAGCCACGGCCTTGATGCCGTCCACGAGCGTTGTGATCATGCGCTGGCCGCTCTCGTAGAAGAGCTGCACCACGCCGTTGAACTCCGCCTGCACCAGGCTGCCGAGGGTACTCAGAGCGCCCATGATGCCGTTGACGATGCCGGTGCCGATGGCGCTCCAATTGAGCGATGTCAGCCAGTTCCAGGCCGCCATGAAAGCGACCGTCATCCAGTAGAGCGGGTTGATGACCTTGAGCGCGAAGAGCAGGCCGTCGACGATGCTCGAACCAATGGCACGCCAATTGAGGGTCGAGAGCCAGTTCCACGCGGCCATGAACGCGAGCGTGAGCCAGTAGAGCGGGTTGATGACTTTCAGCCCCCACAGAAGGCCGTCGACCACGTAGCCGCCTATGACCTTCCAGTTGAACGTGGACATCCACGAGACCACCGCGGTGAAGGCGCGAACGATCCAGTAGATCGGGCTCAAGTACTTCAGCACGTTGAGCACGCCTGCGACGAAGCCGAGCTGGAAGCCGTGCTTGATGTCCTCCCAGATGCCGAGGAAGAACCCGACGACGGGTGTCCAGATCGTCATGAACGCAGCAGCGAACTTGTCGAAGCCCGCCTTGATGCCAGCCCACAGCCGTTGGAAGAACGCAGCGATCGGGTCCCAGTAGACGTAGATCAGGGCGGCGGCTGCGATGATACCGAGCACGATCCAGGTGATGGGGTTCGCGAGCAGCGCGGCAGCGAACGCCCAAGCGGTCGCTGCGCCACTGATGAGCGCGGGCACGAGTCCCCACAACGCGCTAACCATGCTGCCGATGCCGCTTGCGAGCGAGAGCGCCTGCCCCGCAAACATCGCCACGCCACCGAACACGAGCACCAGCGGACCAAGCACCGCCATCAGCGCGGCGACCGCTGCCACGATCTTGATGATGGTCTTGGTGGTCTCGCTGTTGTCCGTCATCCACTTCCCGACCGACTGAAGCACCGCGAGCAGCTTGGGCACGAGCGCCGCCACCCACTGCCCGAGCTCGCTCGTCGCATCGGCGAAGATCTGAATGACCTGGGGGTTCTGCTCGAGCCACTTGCCAAAGGCTTCGACTACGGTGGCCACGTTGCCGCCAAGCGTCGAGAGTGCTGGCTGCAGCTTATCAGCGACGCTCACCTTGATCGCGTCGATGCGATTGTTGAGTATCTCGAGCTGGCCGCTGCGCGTGCCCTCGATCAGTTGCGTCGCTGCAGCTGCCGCGCCCGCAGAGTTCTTGACGGTGTCGAGACCCTTTGCGAGCTCTTGCGACTTGCCGAGCATGAGCGAGATCGCACGGAAGCCCTCGTCACCGAAGGCCTCGCGCAGATCGTTGGCCACCTCAGGCGTCAGGTCCTTGAGCGACCCAAACTTCTGCTCCATGTTGTGGAGCGTGTCGTTGAAGTTCAGCGTGCCATCTGCTGCGCGCGCGACGGTGAACCCAAGCTTCGTGCCTGCGTTGTCGATCTTCGACAACACCGAGGCGAACGCAGTGCCTGCCATGCTACCACCGAGGCCTGCGCTGTTGAGCGCACCGATGGTGTTCGAGAGCTGCTCGAACGAGAGCTTGGCGGCCTTCGCTGCAGGGATGCCGAAGGTGAGACCTGCTGCCAACTGACCCAGGTTCGCGAACTGATAGTTTTGCTGGGTCTTGGTTATCACGTCACCGAGTCGACCGATCTCGGTTGCCGCTGGCGCTGCCTTGTCGCCCATGTTGTTGTAGGCAGTGGCGACGAGCGCGGCCGCTTCGGTCGCGTCGCCCATTGTGGCCTTGGCGGTGAGCATCGCAGTGCGCGTCGCTTCGACGGCGGCCTGCTCGTTCAGGCCCGCGCTGATCATCATGTACGTCGTGTCGACGAACTTGTCGGCGGCGCCTGTGTGCACCTTCGACCAGTCGAGTGCGGCCGCCTTGGTGCGAGCCATCGCATCCTCGACGCTGCCACTCATCGGCGTGACGACGCTGCCGACCTTGGCGAGCGCGTCCTCGAGGCGCCCTGCAGGTTCGAGGCAGGCGTTGACCGCACCGACGATGGCTCCGGTCATCTGTTGACCCGCGGCCGTCATCGCAGCGCCGCCGATGAGCGCGCTCTGACCAACGCTCTTGAGCTTTTCGCCAGCAGCGCCAACACCGCTGAGCGCCTTGTCGACTCCCTTGATGACGCTCGTGGCCTTGTCGACCGCGCTGATGACGACTGCGAGCTCGAAGAGGTTCACTTGCTTGCTCTCCTCTGGGCTTCGCGTTGACGTTCACAGTAGCGAGCGAACTCTTGGACCTCGCAAACGAGGTCCTCTTCGCTCATGTTCTCAATCTCGGTGGCGGTGAGGTAACCCTCTGCCTTCAGTTGGGCGAGGTGATCGGCGGTGATGAGCCCGGCGACAGGCTTGGCAGATCGAGCACCTTGCTCGCTTTTCCCATGACCGCACCCATGAGCTCGAAGGCGTCGTCGTCGGACAGGTCGAGCAACTCCTCGTACGTCTTGCGCTCGCCGTTGAACGTGCACTTGAGCGCACACAAGGCGAACACCATTGCCATTGACCCGTCGCGCTGAGTGTCGATCATGCGTGACGCTGCCAATATGTCCCGGCCGGTGCCCTTGTGCACTACCACGTCCAAGCCGCTCGACGACAGCTTGAGTGTGGTCTTCACTTCGCGTGCAACAGTTGAGATGGTGGCATTGGGTGTCGTCATGTTCAGCTAGCTCCGAGGTTGGTCCGGAATTCGGCAAGTAAGTCCTCGCCGTTCACCTTCCAGATGTTGTTGAGGACGTCGATTTCGACGAGCTCCTGCCCGTCGAGCTTCACCTTGACGTAGTCGACCGTGAGCTCGTCCTCGTACTCGGCGGCCTCTTGCGGCTTGAGGGTGCCGAGCTGCGACTTGGTCCAGCGACCACGCACATCGATCACGAGCGGCTTCTGCGCGATGCGACCATCAGCACCATACGTTTCGTGGTTCGCGCGGAACTGCAGCGCCTGAGTCTTGAACGGGTTGGCTCCGAGGATTGCGGCCTCGGGATAGTGGCCCGCCCACTTGAGCGTCATCGTCATCGCCTCGAGACCGGCGGGCAGTTGGATGGTGCCGATCATGCCGAGGCCCACGTGATCGATCACCTTGACGGCGACCTCAGGCAGCTTCGCCTCTGCCACCCGGCCCAAGTGGTCCTTGGCGCCTGTGTAGAGATTGGCGTTCATGATCTTACTGATGGTGGGTGCGGCCATTGGATTACCTCAGAGGGGAAAGTTTGCTTACTTCGGGTGGCTTCCGTGGGACTTGGGCTCAGGCAGCAGCTGAAAGCGACTGCAGCAGACTGACGTCGACCATGAACGACTCGAACGTCATGCGCTCTGCGGCGGGGTTCGGGTGACCGATGAGGTCGAACGTCAGGTGCCCTGCCGCGATCTCTTCTGGCGGGTTCTTGCTCGCATTGAACTCGCAACGGCTGCCCTGGGGCAACGCCCCGCGACCGATCAGCGTGCGGATGTACGCGTTGGCCGTGCCGAGGATCGCGTCGATGAGCGCCGGAGTGATCGGCAGATCCATGAACGGGAGCATCGCCATCTCGAGCGACTCGTGCACCTGGTCGGCGACACGACGCCCCGCGAGCTGACCGAGCACCGTCGTGTCGGTGGGATAAGCACTGGAGCGATTGCCCCACGTGCGATAGCCCGTGCCGAACGCGTTGAACACCGTGGCGATGCCCGCTGCGTTGAGTTGGTTGGCCTCGCAGTCCGGGTCGTTGATGCTTGCGCTGACAGGCAGCTCGAGGCCGGTGATGCTCTTGAGCTCCTTGTTCGAGGGCGAGAACCAGAACCCGTTCTCGACGTCGTTGCGGCACATGACGCCCGCATAGCTCGCTGCGTAGCTCGCGAGCTTGCTGCCAATCCTCACATGCGGGAACAACAGGTGCACGCGCTGCGAGCTGACGTTGAAGTTGATTTCGCCGTCGGGCCCGCGGCCCGCGATGGCCTCGTCGAAGGTGGTGGCGACGGGCGCATCGACCAACGCAACGGCGCGGCACCGGTTGGGCGCGGCAAGTTGGTTGAGCGCAGCAACGACGGTCGTGTCACCATCATAGCCGGGCGCGATCAGAATCTTGGGGAAGTACCCGAACTGGCTGAACGCGTCACGGAACGCTTGCGCACCGATGCGTTCACCCGACTCCGCCACGCCACCCACGATGTCCTCGGCATCGACTGCGGACGGGTTGCCATAGCTGTACGCGATGTTGGCCTGCGCGTCGCCGTCGAGCGAGCCGCCGTCGAGGATCGTGATGAGCCCCGTCGCGCGGTTGATCGTGTAGTCGGTGCCCTCGACCTTGGCCGCGCCCGAACCGCCATCCTCTTTGATGGTGATGGCGGTGATGTCTACGTGTGCGAGTTGGATCTTGCCATCGGTGATGTCGATGTCCGCGGCGGCAACGTCGGTCTTGTGCGTTGTCGGATCGAACACGTTGACCACGATGACGGTGCCGCCGCCCTCGGCGCGAATCTGCTCGAGCGCTTGCGGGATCGAGTAGCCTTCGAGGTTGGGGCCGAAGTACTTCGCGTCAGCAACGTCGTTGAGGCAGAGCACGTTGACGTTGAGCTTGCGGTTCTCTGCGTCCACGAGGTGAATTGGGGCCGTGCCCACGAGACCGATCACCGCGGTCTTGGCGGCGCGCACGGGGCGCGGCCCCTTGGTGATTTCGATCGTCTCTACACCGTGCAAGTAGTCAGCGGGCATTGGATGGTCTCCTCTTCACGTGTGGGCACGCGCCTCAAACGGCGCTGGGGGAACTGGTGTCGCCGCCTTCGCTGGCAGCATTGGTGTTGATGGTCTCGTTTGCAGCGGACGCCTGAGGCGCAGCCGACTCCTTGGCCTTGCCCTTTGCGCTGGCCTTGGCCTTGGGTGCCTTGGCGGGCTCCGCGTCGCTGGGCTCCGTCACGAGCACAGGCGGTGGCATCTCGGTGAGGTGACCGCGAGCGATAAGCCGCCGCGTATACACGTGGTCAGGCGGTAGCTCGACGGTGCGATTGGGGAACAATTTGACGCGTTGCTCATCCTTCGAAGGGAGCACTATCGTCGCGGAACCGATCGGGCCTTGGTACAGATACAACGTCACGGGACCTCCACAACACTGCTCTCGTCAAACTCGTCAACGAACGTTCCGCGCTTCAGTCGCGGCAAAGTGGTCTCACCCGCGGCATCGCCGTTGACGTCGTCGGGCATGCGCGGCACTCGCGTTGCGAGCGTCACTGAGTAGCGCCAGATGCCATCGCCGTACGCCTCGAACCCATCGCGCAGAATGAACATCGGCGTGCCGCCTCGCTCGAGGCGTAAGCCGTGGGTCAGGTTGATGACCGACTCGAGATAGGCGCTCGACCCGGTGCCGCCATTGAGATCGCGCGTGAGCACACTCACATCGAAGCGAAGCTCGCGCAGCTGCAGCGGCGTGCCGAGCGACTCCGGCGACGCCCAACCCGAGCCAGCATAGCCAACCCAGATCGCGGCCTTCGGATGCGTGAAGCCCTTCTTGGGATTGGGCTTGTCCGGAAACTCGGCGCACTCAGCCTTGTTGCCGAACTCGCTCTTGAAGAGCGCGACGAGCTCGGCAACCATGGCGGAGCTGATCGGCGTGGTCATAGCGCGCCCTCCAAGAACTCTTGGATGACGTCGCGGATCTCAGTACGGTCCGCCTCGCTCACGCCGAGGTAGGGGCGCGCCGGGATCGTCACCTTCTTACCGCGGCCCGCTTGGCCGCCAAGGTGTTGGATGCGGGCGTACACCATGTTGGTGCCAACCGCGACCTGGCTACCATCGACCTTGTCGTCGAGCGAATCGAAGAGGTGATTGTGATCGCGCAGGATGTCAGCACCGCTGCCGCGCTTGAGCTCGGTGGCCTCCGAGTGCTCCTTCCAACCTTGGCCAGTCGGACTCTCCTCATCGAGGAAGCGTTGCTGGGTCGAGGCGAGCAGCGAACCACCAATGCTCTCGAGTGCGTCGTCGAGACGGCGAGTGCGTTGGCTCAGCGCACGCAGCGCCGCGCCGAAGTCGTCGCGCATGTCGACGTTGA